CGCCATTTCAAAGTTTTCTGACTTCATCAGCTTATCACCGAGATTTTCAAGACCACCGTAACGCTTTGCAATTTCCTTGGTTGCCTTAGTAGTTAGAACGAGGCTGTAGTTGTTTCCACCGATATTTATGGTTGAATTTCTGTCGTTATCCATAAGTGCCTCCTTTTAGGCAAAAATTTAGCACCGATGATAAATCGGTGCCGAAAATGGGTGTACAGTTTATTACACGAATATTATGCTTTTTTAGTGAGATAAATATATCTATTTGCTTTTCGTTCCAAACTACCGTTTATATCATTAGACAACATGAACAAAGCATATTCGTTATTCCTTAGCTCAATTAATGGCTTTGATGGGATGCTGCCATAAATAAAAAGACAAATACCATTGCTTAGTTTAATATAGAAATCGACATCATCATACGGTGGTTCTGTGCCATCAGATATACCATTAAAACAGCCTGTTTGTACGGTTAACGAAGATGCGTCAATATCTACTAGACGACCGACCAAATCTGGCAGTAATCTACTATTTCCAGTCACAGACTCTAAATAAACATAAAATGCCTTGACGATTCTTTCATGGATAAAATTCTTAATTTTTACATCGCGATATATAAGAAATTCTTCAAATGTCATAATGCCAGTGTCTGATGTTGCTTTTCTCATAATAACGCGATTATTATCATAAATCAAAGCTATATGGTCACCAGCAGTCAATTCCATTTTATTGCATATGTCAGCGGGCAATGTTATTCGTCCGTCTGGTAAGACTTCCGCCGCATTTATCCACATGATATATACCTCCATTGGGTTTCCCCACCGAACAGTTTTTTAATACTCTATTATTCCACGCACATTTTACCATAAAACAATCAAATCATCAAGATGCAACAATACCGGCAAGGGTATTGAGCCATGTAATTGTATCAGCTTCGGTGCTGAACAAACCCTCCTGCTTCCAATCTCCGGCAACATCGCAGAGAATCGTGCCATCAATGGTCGGTGTCTGGAAGCTGATTTTATCGCCGGTTGTTTCGCTCGTGTCTTTGGGTTCTGCAAACTGAACCTTCTGCAGCCAGATGGCACGGTACTTAGTCACGCCTTTTGAAACTGTATTTGCGTAAAAGCCGACGCCCACATAAGGTGCAATATCTGCGGCGTTTGCGGTCATTGTTGTGCCGCTGGGCGTTGTCACCGTTCCTTTTGTGTGTCCTAAAATGTCTGCCTGAACATCATAGGACAAATCATCGCTGTTTATTGAGATTTTGCCGGATTTGAACTGCGTCACGCTTTCTTTAAGCATATTGTCGGCATATAAAAAAGCGGTGTTATTGTCAATTTGAATATCCGCCTTGATTGCGCCGCCCATAAGCTTGCCGCTGCCGTACGATGCGGTTGTGTTCTCGGTCAGTTTTGCATATACAATATGCTTGAGTCCCACCTGTGCCATATGTTTATCCCTCCAGTGAATAATATTTTTCTGTGTCAATAACATAGTGGTGGTAGGCAGTATCGTTTTCAAATCCGATATACTGTCTGCCGGTTATGATAAAACCAGCCTGTAAAAGTGACTTTACAAGCTGGCTTTTAAGACTGAGATAGTTTTTCTTTGAAAAAAGCGAAATCCGTACCGACTGTATGTCAGCACTCGGCTGATTGTCTGCAAATGCATCAAAAACATCGGCGAGCGGAGTCAACACGACGTATTCGTCGGGCGGCACGCCGCTGAATACTCCTGTTTCAACAGGTGCAAGCGGTGAAATCAGGCCGTTTAATTCAGATAATATACTCATACTTTGTTTATCTCGCTTTCAAGTACATCCTGCATAGTCTGTAAGCACTCTTTCCGGCTCTGCTGTTTGGCCGGCTTCAAGAACGGCTTGGGAGGCTGACCATGCTTGCCATATTCAAGGATATTTGCGAGCATTGCATTTGATTTACTGCCACCTGGGCTCCGGGCGTCAGAACGAGGTTCCGAAAAGCCGATTTTTACGTTGTAAACGCCGTTTCTGTCCACCTTAACCGGAGATTTGCCGAGTGATTTTACAAGTTCGCCCGTGGAGCGGCTTTCTTCCTTTGTGTTTTTGCCGACAACGGCCTGTAAATTTGAATGCACACGGTTTAAAACCACATCCGAGCCTGCGTCAAGCGCTTTCGGTATAATCTCGTCAGCCTTATTTTCAAGAGTAGCCAGCTTTTTAAGGAATTCCTCCGGTATTTTAAACTCTGCCTTAGCCATCAACGCTCACCGCCAGTATTTCAAGATACATATTTTTATTGCGGACGTTTTCAACCGAATAAATGTTATATCGCTTGTCACCCATACGGATAAAATGCCGGGTAGTTATTTCAATGCCCGGTATGAACCTTATTCTGAATAAAGCATCCACATCCTCGCTTTGAGCCATATTCAGCCAGCGTTCGGATGAGTTTTTCTGCTCGAAGTATGCACGGGCAGTTGCAATGACAGTATCGCTGTCTGACATAAAGCCGTCGGTGTCCTTGGTCGGTTCATTTGAAACAATGTCTATAAAAGTGTTCATTTTTCCGAAACTCAT